CAGAGTTCTTAAGTTTTGCTATTTCTCTCCATGCAAACAGTAATGCCAAATCTATGCGATTCTTTTCACCTTCAGAAAAGCTAGAATATGTAAAATCGTCGCGGTGTCTGGATTTTATAGTTTCTGAGAATGTTTCATCAAGTTCAAATTTAACATAAAAATCCATTGCAGAAAGGTACTTATTTATTAGTGTATTCATTACTGGTAAGTATTCACGAATAACTGCAGATTTTATACCAGTATCTTTTAAAAGAATTGATGATATGTCTTCAATATTTCTTCTTTCTTGTAGAGAAGTTTTTTGTTTAACATTTTCCATAGCAATGTTTGCTAATTCTTTTAATTTTAATTTCTCTTTATCTATATCACCCTTGTCTAATTGGAGGTTATCAATGTCAGATTGTAGTGATCTGTTTTGAGAAGTTAATATTTCTAATTTTGAATTGTAAGTATATATTTCATTTCTCAATTGACGAATTTTATTATCTATTTGCTCTATTTCTTTTTGTCTTTGAACATAACTAGTAATCTCTGAAGTTATGCTTTCAATTTCTGATTTGTTCATTTCATATTCTAAGACTAGATTGTCCTTTATGGAAAATTTATGTTCATGAGGGATTTCTTGTGAACACTGAGGACAGTTTTCATTATTGTCAAAGAATTTTATAGTCTTATCCAATAGATCATTATTATGAGTATGAGTTCTTAATAAAGATTTAGCATGTGATATGACTTCAGTGAGTGTATTTGCATCGGATATGCTCATTACTAATGAATCAACTTCAGATTCAATTTTTGATATAGATTCATTAGTATCGTTAATCTCAGTAATATTACTATCTATTCTTGTTCTGATACTATCAACATGTTTATTTTTGCTAGTTTCTAAATTCTTTATTATGGACTTTTGGCTTTCAATTTCAGACTTTGATCTATTAATAGTATTGTCTACTAATTCCAATTCTCTTTTAGTGGTTTGGATCTTTTCTTTTAGTAGAGAATTCATAGTACTAAAAATACGGATGTCAAGAATATCTTCTATGACTTCTCTTCTGTTCCCTGTTGATAATTGCATGAAAGGAACGAATGATGATGAACCAAGGATTACCACTTGAGTGAATGCTCGATAATTCATTTTAAGAATTTGTTGTTCAAGGATTAGTTGATAATCTTTTAATGCCGCATCTTGTGTTAATAATTCTTCATTTTTGTATATTTCAAAAATGTTTGGTTTTATTCCACGAATTACTTTGTAAGAACTTCCATTGGTATCAAATTCTACTGAAACTTTAGTATTTTTTCCATTGATAGAATTTATCAATTGGTTCTTACTGATGCTTCTGAATGATTTCCCGAATAACACGAAAGTTAATGCATCAAGAACTGTTGATTTTCCATTACCATTTTTTCCTATAATAAGAGTAGTGTTATGACTATCTAATTGGATTCTGTTAGGAACATTACCGGTAGATAATAAATTTGACCATTCTATTGACTTGAACTGTATCATAATGACTCCTGAGCTTCCAAATATAATGTTCTAAGAAATAGTTTAATATCAGACTTGTTAGATTCATCGGCAATAGAATCAATATAATTTTCTAATACATCAAGAGTATTTTCTATATTGATGGATTCTGAATCAATATCTCCTTCAGAGAAATCTGAAAGGTCTTCCAGTATTTTTAGTTCGTGAATATTAGAGTCATATAACTTGTTAATAAATTGGTCAAATTTATAAAAGTCAGTTTTCTTTACTACTATGATTTTGATATACTTTTGACGAAACTGTTCAATATCAATCTTACCATAGTCTATCAATTCATCATTGTATTCATGGCGTAGGAACATAGTATATGGGTTCTCGATGAATTCAATTTGTCTAGTTACTGTATCAAATACATGGAACCCCTTTTGGTCGTTCAAGTCGGCATAGGTGTTTTCGTATGGAGTTCCAACATAAAGAATATTATCTTTATCAGACCTTGTATGAAAGTGTCCAGATAATACCTTTTCATACTTTGCAAATATATTAGTACGTATTCCATCGTGAGATTCCATACCTTTCTGCATTGAGAATCCTTGAATTTCAAAATGACCAAAGCATAAATCTGAGTTACTATTAAGCATAAACTCAAATGTATCTAACTCATTATCTTTACATATCCAAGGTATAACATCAATGGTCGTATCATCAAACATAACCTTAGTAGGTTTGTCATACATATGAACATTATCAAATTCACCAAGCAACAATCCCGTTGAGTTTATTGATAAGGATTCTCTGTAATACAAATCGTGGTTGCCGAGAAGGGTATGGAAAGCAATTCCTGCTTCCTGCAACGGTTTGAATAAAAACCTCTTACTCTCGGCCAATGAAAGAAAATCTATAGAACGTCTCTTGTCAAAAAGGTCTCCTAGTTGGAATACAGTTTTGATGTCATTATCCGCTAGATATGGCATAAATACGTTAGTATAAAATTTATCAAAATACGAGATAAATTTAGGATTCGCATTACGAATTCCGAGGTGGCTATCGCCGAGTATACAGATTTTAATTGGATTCACCTTTATGATTTATGTTACTTTACTTATTATACTATAGAGTTATCTAAAAGTAAATAGCAGAGATTTCAATTATTATAAATAGTTATAGGTCACGATACTAGACATATCTACCTATTCTAAAACTTTCAAGGAGTATCAGCATGAATATTTATACCTCAATAATTCCAACTCGTCTTTATATTAAGCAACATTCAATAACCAAAAAGAAATATTTTGGCAAGACTACTAGAGACCCATACAAATATAATGGTTCTGGCGAATATTGGTCCAAACATATCAAGAAGCATGGCAAAAGATTTGTAGAAACTATCTGGATATCAGATTTGTATTATGATACATCTATCTCGGACTATGCTCTTCATTTCTCAGTCGAAAATGATATAGTTAATTCTAAAGAATGGGCTAATCAAAAACCAGAAAATGGGTTAGATGGGGGTGCTATGTCTAAAGATTCAGCAGCAAAATTATCGACATCTTGGGCAAATAAATTAGAGGCAGAAAAACATATTATTATATCAAAACGTATATCCACTAGAAACGCTAAATCGGAAGAGGAATTATTAGCATCAAATATGTTGATGAAACTAAGCATAGCCTCCAGAACTCCTGAGCAAGAACAAACTAGAAAATTGAAAGAAAAAATTACCAAGGATTCTAAGTCTATAGAAGAAAAACAAGCATCATTACAAAAACAAGTAGATTCTTATAATTCTAGAACGATAGAACAAAAACTAGAAACTAAAATAAAGAAACAACATAAACGAGACAATAAATCTTCTCAAGAACTGAAAGAAATAGAATTAAAAAAGAAAGAAACTAGAAAGAAAAACGGAACTGGAGGTAAAATTCCGTTCCTTTCTATGATCCATAATAAAAAAACCTACGATAAAGGAAATTTATCAAAATGGTATCCAGAATTCAAACAGTTCTATTGAATGCAATCTTCATACTAATTCTCCGTATAATGAATCAAGAGTAGAAGTGCTTAATAATTTCTCTTTTAATACTTTATCTTTTTTTAATACTTCTGGCTGTTCAACATTAGAAAATTGTTGTAAGAATTCTCTGTAAGAATTCACAAATTCTACGTCGTCATCATGCCCCTGCAGATCTAAGACTTTATTTCCAACAGATTGTATAATTTTGTGTTTAAGAAGAAATTGATGTTTTTCTTTTGCAATTCTTCTAAGATAAGCAAAATAGACTATTTGAGTAAAGTATGCAAATGGATTAGAATATTTTTCGTGATCGAATTTATCAAAGTATAGTATGCAGTTTTCAATAGCATCAGAAATCATTTCGTCTTTGAATGAATAACCATTAAAATTGCCTTTTGCTGCTAATTTTGAGGCGATTAGTAAGATACATTCACCAAGGTATTCAGTAATGACTGGTTTAGGAAGACCCTGTTCCTCTGATAATTTTAATAGTTGTTTTCTTTCTACAATAGCTTCATAGAAGGCTTTGTTGTCTATATAATCTGCCATGATATAACTCCAATTAGTTTTGTATTCTTTATTATATAATGCAAACACACATTTGTAAACATTATGATTTTCGTAAGATAGTCAGAACCGTGTGTTTTTCATGAAATTACTAGTAATAGAATCATTGACTTAGGGACTAGTTTTTCATGATTTTCTTGAAGATGATGGAATATATGTCTTATTTTTAAAAAAGCTTGTCTGGTTGACCCGTTCTGAATAAATCCATTACATATCATTAACTTATATTAAAGTTACCATTTTCATTAAAAATAATTATTTCATAATGTTTACTTTTGACCAGAAGTGATGTATAATTCTATTAACTGGTTTTATCAATACTAATTAAAGATTAATATTAATAATTTTCATATCAAATTCTTCATTTGTATAAGTCTTAATTCTTTCTGCTAAATGACCTAAAGTATGATTAGATTTTGATTTATAAGAAAAGTTATCAGCAATGTCATACAGATTACAACTATTCTTTCCTTCTTTTAATCTTAGTCCTCTACCAATGGATTGTAAATTTCTAATTTTTGATTTTGAAGGACTAGAGAAGATAATATTTTCTATTGATGGCATATTTACACCAGTAGACATTGTTCCAAAACTTGCAAGAATAATAGCATTAGATTCTTTTTCAGCAGTATGTCTTATTAGTTCTCTTTCTTCTGTAGCAGTTTCACCACTTATATAATAAACTTTTCTATTGTTGTCTATTTTTTCATTAATCATTTTTTGTAATACTTTTCCGTGTTTCTCAACAAATTGGAAAAGTATTAGAGTATTTCCTGACTGTTGTAATGCTAAATTGACTATGAATTTATTACGTTTTTCATTTGAAATAATATAGTCCATTTCTGCTTGGTATTTAGCAGAGCACATAATCTTTCTAATTTCTTCAGGGTATTTTAACAACAAACATTTTATAGAAAGATTGACTACTCGGTTTGAATCCATTAATTCTTTAGTAGTAATTACTCGGTGAACTGGACCAAGTATTCCTTCTAATTGAAGTTGTGAAATTTGTGTATTGTCTATTGTACCAGTAGTTCCAATTCTATACTTTACATCTGTCATTTTTTCAAACATTGAAGTTTGACTTGTAGCCTTTGCTAAATGTGCTTCATCTGAAATTACTACGTCAAATTGATTACACCATTCTTTGGACAATTTAAATGTTGATTGCCATGTTGTTAATAGTACGTTTTTTTTGAAATCCTTAGACAGCCCTGAATATAATTTTTGACAGTTGTTCTCAGTTGACCAACCATTATGAGAAGAATAATCCACAAAATCTGAGTATAATTGTTCTACTAATGACGTATTAGGAACGATTATTAGACACTTTAAATTCTTTGCAGTGAACCATCTTATTAGAGTGTAAATGATTGCTGATTTTCCACTTGAAGTAGGGCTTATTAGTAATGTTCTGCATTCATTCAATGCCTTATGTATTGCATTGAATTGATAATCGCGTAATTCTATTGGCTTATTCTTTGAATGAAGTTTCAATAATTTAGCAAAATCTTCTACATGATTTAGCTTTATTCCATTGTCGTAAGTAATTCCGTCATCAATTTGTAATTCATAATCATTTCTTTCTGCAAATTCTTTTACATAATTTATTAGTCCAGCATATAGGGTTTTTGTTTGAGTATTATAAAGTCTGCAATATCCATCCCATATTTTGGCTTTAAATTTGGGCATGTACTTTGCTCCAGGAACCGCAAATTTAAAAAACTCTGAAAGTTCCTGTTCAACTCCTCTGTCAGAGAATATTCTAATAAAGGCTTCATTGTATTTTTCGACTTTAATAATTGTCATTATGCACCAGCTAGAAATTGTTTGAAACCAATAGAATTTTTAATTGACCATGTTCTATCAGAAATTGATTTTAGAATCGATTCTAAAAGATAAATCATAGTATCAATATATTCTATTTTTAATTTCATATTAGCAATTTCAGTATCACCTTCTAGCAATTGTTCCATTTCATTTTTTAATGGTTTTGCATATTGCCATTGTTCCCATCCTAAATCTATTAATTCTTGACGAGATAATTCACCACGATAATAACGAAATTTAGTTTTCTTTAATACAACAAAATCATTTTTAATTTTACTTAATCTAAGTTTGGCGTCAATTAGTAGTCTAATATATTTAGAATGAAGTTTTGCAGTTTTTACAGATTCCGTATCTAGGTGGTCGTTATTGATTTCACAGTCAATTTCCCAATTTGCTTGGATTTCATCAAGTGTCATAATATCTCCAATAATTTACTCAAAAATAAAGTATGTGTACTCAAATGTAGCCGATGCAGTTATATATGTGACGTCCGTATTAGTTGTAGCAAAAGTTAATCCTGAAAGATTAGTAGGAATCAAATCAACAAATCTTACTGTTTGGACCACCGTATTATTTGAACCTAAAATCTCAAGAGTACCGTCTGAAAAGTTTCTTGCTGAATCAGACATAACAAACTTTGGATTTCTATTTTGAAATGAAGTGTACTGTTCATATTCTTGAGGATGACCTAATCCAGCAATCCAGTTAAAGATAGCAAGATAGTTTGCCATATTCTCATCAACTAGAAAATTAATAGTCAATGGTTCGAATTCCATTTTAGTACTAGGAAGTTTTATCTGAGTGAATGGAGTGTCCATATCCATTCTAGGAAGTGATATGCCTGGCAATGGTACTTCTTGAGTAAAGTAAACCATTTCGGGTATTTTCTGAATAACAAATTGGAATCCATTAGGAGATAACGGATTTAGATTTTCTGGTATAAGAGAGATTGCCATGATAGTTCCTTACGATGTTTGAACTATTTATATATTTACATTGTGGTAAGAATGGTGTATAATTATACTAATGGTGCTTTATTGTTAAAGGAAATACTTATGGATGACTTGAAAACGAGATTGATAGAATACAGAAAAACAGCAAATAATACATGGACAAAAAAAATTACAGATACTGATCTGGAACAAGATTTACTTGAATATCCAAACTATTCAGAGCTACCCCCAAATCAAAAGGCAGCTGCTATTATTCTGGGTAGAATTCCGATATGTGAATGTGGTAATGCAGTATCATTTCAGGGTAAACGAAAAGAAACTATCAATGGAACTCCATTTGGAGGATGGTTGGAATTCTGTTCATCTAAATGCGCTAAATCATCTAATAAAACAATAGAAAAAAGAAAACAGACGTGTATCGATAGATTTGGAACTGACAGTTGGTCAAAGACTGATATTGCTAAAAAGACTATGAGTTTACCATGGTCAGAAGAAAAGAAAGTAGCATATAATGCTACTGTATCAAAGACATGTATTGAAAAGTATGGTGTTGACCATTATAGTAAAACAGAAGAATATTTAGATAAGCGGAATGCTACAGTACTTAGGCAAACTGATGGCAAATATACCAATCATTTTCAGAATGTTGACAAGATAAAAGAATCTAATCTTGAAAAGTATGGTGTTGACCATTATAACAAAACTGAATCTGGTAGAAATAATCTTAGAACTAATAATGGTATGTTTAATCATGACGTCGCTATTAGATCAAAATTTAACAAGATGAAATCTAAGTATTCTGAAGAACTATTGGAAATACTTATCAATAAAGATAATATAAGATTCAAATCATTCATTGATAGTATTGTTACATCGAATCAATATAAACATAGACACCAAATTGCAGAACACTTGAATTTAAGTTATTCTTATCTTAATGCTATATTTAGAGAGTATGGAATGCAAAATGAGTATCTAACACTAGGAACTTCAATCTCATTTAAAGAACAAGAAGTATTCGAGTATGTACAATCATTAGGTTTTACTATTAAGAGAAGCGATAGAACAATACTTGATGGTAAGGAAATAGATATACTTATTGAACAAAAGAAACTTGGAATAGAATTTAATGGGTTATATTATCATTCTGAGTATAGTGGAGGAAAAGATAGTAGATATCATCTTGATAAAACTGAACTATGTGAATTAAAAGGTTACCAACTTTTGCATATATTTGAAAATGAATGGAATGATTCTAGTAAGAATAAAATATGGAAATCCATTATCAAATCAAAATTAGG